AACGGGGTCATCCTGCACAAGGCTGCCCGCGTGACCAACGGCGTCCATTCGACGGCGGGCACGGCGGTTGCCAACACCCGCCGGGCAGTTCTCTGCGGTGCGCAGGCGGCGGCCATCGCCTTCGGTTCCGAGAATGGCGCGACCAAATATACCTGGGTCGAGGAGATGTTCGACTACGGGAACCAGTTCGGGGTCGCCGCCGGGGCGATCTGGGGTCTGAAGAAGACCAAGTACATCCCGGAAGACAACTCGGCCACCAACGCGGAAGACTTCGGGACCATCGTGGTTTCGACGTATGCCGCGCGTCCGGTCGCGGCTTAAGGAGGGCTGACAGATGGGACTTCACGCAGGCAAAGGCCAAGTTGTCCACCAGAACGTGGTGCACACCCTGAGCCGCTACATCACGCACGCCGACCTGAGCGGCGTTTACGAACTGGGTTACGTTCCCGGCGGGTCGCTTATCGTTGCCTCTGGCATCGGCATCCTGACCGCATGGTCGGGGACCGGCAACGAACAGGTGGACATCGGCTTTGACCGTTCGGAAGGGGGCCTGACCTCCGACCCGAACGCCTTCACCGAGACCGCGCTGGATATCGACGCGGCGGTTGGGCACATCGCGGGGGACGTGGTTTCGGCTGCGAACCTCTACTTCGAGAAGCCCGCCCGGATCACGTGCGACATCGTGAACACGGACAGCGCCACCGGCAAGGCGCTGGTCTACGTCCAGTACATCGTCCGCCAGACGACCTGATGCATCGGCGGGCTGTCATGGCCCGCCCCCTTCAACAAGGAGATACCCTCATGGGAAAGCAGACCAACTCCAAGCCCCCGAAGGAAGCGTCCGGTAAGGGCGGCAAGAAAGGCGGCTACTGATGCCTCTCGGCGATGTATGGGACGTGATGAAGGAGCAGACGGTTTCGGTGGGTGCACTGAAATCGCTTGGGGCTCTCTTCACCACGGCCCCTGTGACCAAGACGGCTGACTTTACCGTCGCGGACACCGAAACCGTCATCATCAACAACAAGTCCGGTTCGGCCTGTTCGGCGACCCTGCCAAGCGCGGCGCTGAATGCGGGGCGCATCTTGCTGATGAAGACCACGCAGGCGCAGGCCCTCAACTCGGCCTCGTCCAACGTGGTGCCGAAGGCGGGCGGTGCAGCCGGTACAGCCATCGCGACGGGAACGGCTGGCAACTGGGCCTTGCTGGTGTCTGACGGCACCAACTGGGTCGTGATGGCTGGCACCTGATGCGGCGGCGTCAAGCCTTTCTGGCGCGCGAGGAGCTGCGCCGGACCCTGAACACGGAGCAGGCGGTTGCAGAGCCGCCTGTTTCCACGGAAGACCCGGAGCCTGCGTCCGAAAAGCGCAAGCGGGGCCGCCCGCGCAAGGTGAAAGATGACAACCTTTCTTGACGTGCGGGACCGGGTCGCGGACCAGCTTGCAAGGTCCGACCTCAGCGCCCAGATCGACCGCGAAATCCAGCTTGCCATCACCCGCTATAACCGGCGGGTGACGTGGCTGCACGAGGTCCGGGCCGTGACCTTGACCAGCGTTGCGGCGCAGGCGTGGTATTCTTCGGTTGACGTGTCCACCGGGGCCGGGCCGCAGGATGTGGCGGGGCGCACGGCTGTTGACGTGTCGGATATCCAGTCGGTGCGCTACATGCGGACGGCGGATTATGACGATCTGAAGCAGGTCCGCTACAGCGATTTCGAGCGGTTTTTCGACACCACGGGATCGGCGGGACGGACAAGCTATTTCACGCTCTACGCGGGGCAGATCGGGCTTTGGCCGGTGCCAGCAGGGGTGGAAACCTTCACCATGTCGGTTGTCTGCAAGCCTGTCGTGCCATCATCGGCGGCGGATACGAGCGTCTGGTTTGATCAGGCGCAGGAGTTGATCGAAAACGCGGCGGCATCGGCAATTTGCAGGAAATTCCTGTCGGATGGCGAGCGGGCGCAGGCGTTCAAGGTTTTTGAGGACGCGGCGTGGGATGAGTTGCTGGCGGAGAGCAACAAGAAGGCCGCGACGGGCCGGATCAGGAGTTGCGACTGATGCCCGTCATTGAGGTGCCCCTTGGGGAGTTTCTGCCCGCCTTTCCGAAGCAGAACAACCCCGGCTGCATCGTGGCGAACAACTGCATTCCGGCGGAAGGTGGCTATGCCCCTTTCTTTGGCGCGGATGAACGGGCTACCACTGTCACTCAATCCGGCGGCGGAACGGCAAGCACGTTCCTGGGGCCGGTCAGAGGCGCAACGTTGTTTTTCCGCAATGATGGCTCGCCTCTGATCGTCGGCGGGTCCGAGACAAGGCTCTTTGCCCGAGTTGGCAGCGCGGCGACGGAAACGGCGGTTGTGGCGTCGGTGATCGACGGTGAATTCTGGGACTTTGCGCAGTTCAACGACTTCGTCTTCGCAACGTCGCTGGCGAATGACCCCTACTACCTGACCGATGTTGACAGCGATGTGTCGTGGTCAGCCCTGCCCGGAAGCCCGCCAAAAGCGCGGTACTGTGAGCGGTTCGCCGACTTCCTGATGCTGGGCTATATCGACGGCGCGCCGACGCGCATTCAATGGTCCAGTTTCAACAGCCCGGCGACAACTTGGGCCGCTGATCGCCTGACGCAGGCCGGATATGCCGACCTTGATCCCCGGTTCGGCCCGATCACCGCCTTGGTCGGCGGGCGCTACCCGATGGTGTTTCAGGAACGCGGAATTTCTCTTGTCCAGTATGTCGGGCCGCCGACTGTCTGGCGGGTTTCGGTGGTGTCGGAGGACCGGGGCTGCATCGCGCCGTTCAGTGTCGCCACCATCGGGTCGCAGACCTACTTCCTGAGCCAGGACGGGTTCTACATGACCAACGGCTCGGAATTTGCACCGATTGGCAGCCAGAAGGTGAACAAGTGGTTTTTCAACGAGGTTGACAACAGCGACATTTCCCGGACGCAAGCGGCGGTGGATTGGGCGAACCGGAGTATCGTATGGTCCTTCCGGTCGGTCGGGTCCGCCGCCTATGACCGGCTGCTGGTCTACTCGTGGGAACAGGGCCGTTTTTCCACGGCGACGGTGACTTCGGACTGGCTGGTGGGATCGCGGCTTGATGCAACATCGCTGGAAGACCTCGATGCGCTTTTCGCCACGCTGGAAGATGTGACGCCTTCGATGGATAGCGAAATCTGGCTGGCCGGGGACCGGGTGCTTGGGGCGTTCATTTCATCGGGGGCGACTGCGACATACAACACCTTCAACGGGGACGCCTTGCAGGCGGACTGGGAGTTGGGGGCTTTCCAGCCCTCGCCGGGCAGCCGGGCTTTCGTGAGTGAGGCGCAGGCCGTCGTGGAGGCTTCCGACTGGACCATGCAGATCGCGGCTGTAGCGGCTGACAATCAGCGCATGGAGACGGTTTCAGCCTATGGAGCGCCGGGGGTGAATGGGGCTGTGCCTTTGCGGGCAGATGGCAAGGAAATGCGCTTGGCCCTGCGGATGCCTTCTGCGGCGGTATGGACGCGGGCGCAAGCGGTGCAGTTGACCTATCGTGGGAGCGGCAGGCGGTGAAGGGCCGGGATAATTCAGAAGTTCGGTCGCTTATTCGCCGGTTCGGCGGGTCAGGTGGTGGTGGCTCTGTGGCGTGGGGCGATCTTACCGGAGTCCCGGCCACGTTTCCCCCTGACGTTCATGCGCTGGACGATCACAGTGTGCCCATTGGTCCGGTGGACTTTGCGCAGCAACAATCGCAGCGGTTTGTGATAGAAAACCGCACATCTGACCCCGGCGCACCCGTGGCGGGAGAAATCTGGTTAAGGACGGACCTTTGAAATGGCAGGCATCTTTTCGGCAGCATCTTTCCGAACCTTGGGCGCTGCGGCAACCCCGCAGAACCTTTTTACCATCGAAAACATCGACGCGACCAAGCTGATCTACATTCGCCGATTGACAGTCCAACTTGATGCGACGGCGGTTCTGGTCTCGGTCATGCCGCAGGTCAAGGTATCGCGTTCGGCAGCCGTTCCCACGGGGGGAACCGTGCTGGCGAAGGCGCAATTTGACACGGGAAACGCCAGCAACGCTAACTCAATCGTTCGGGGTGGCAATGCTTCGGATGGCGGTGTTGCTACAGCCATAACGGCGACGGCTGGCACTTCGATCTGGCAGCAATATTGCATGAGGATGCATACTGTCGTCGGGCAGGTTCTGGCCCCGGATAACAACGTGCTGCCATTGCTGGTCGAGACGGAAAACCTGATCCTTCGGCAGAACCAAGCCCTGCTTGTCCAAGTGGTGGCCTCGGCGGGCGCGTCAAACCCGGCGACAAACCACTGGTTCTGCAACGTGGTATGGGAAGAGGATTGATCCGTGGCGATCACGTTCACAGGCGGGGTTATGGTGCCAACCGTGTTCGGGAACGACGCGGTGACGCAGCACATATTCGCGCTGGAAAATCAGATCGGTTCGCGGGTCGATGTGAACGTGCGGCGGCTGGTAGTGCAGAATGACCCGCTTACCGCGCTGGCCAGCGTCATGCCGCAGGTCAAGGTATCGCGGGGCGTGAATATTTCTGGCGGGATATTGCTGGACAAGGCGGTGCTTCGCACCACGGAAACCTCTGACCCATTCGTCAAGATCAGATCGGCGCTAGGGGAAGGTTCCCCGATCACGGCAACGCGAGGCGATACGGTCTGGCAGCAATACACATCGCGGCTTCACACCGCAGTCGAGCAAGTGATTGCGAGCGATGAGCCGCTTTTGCCGCGATTGGTGGACACGTTCGATTTCAAGCTGAAGCCGGGGGAAAGCCTCTTGGCCACGGTGATCAGCGCGACGGCAGCAAGCAACCTGGCCCTGTCGCACAACTGGCTGGTCGATTGCATCTGGGAAGAAGTGGACAAGGCAACCTTTGCGATCAGCGGCACAGTGACGCTTTCGGGCAGCCCTGTCGCGGGCGCTATCGTCAGCGTGATCGAGGCCGACGACGTGAGCATGACAAACCCGGTGCTGATCAAGACCATCGTGACCGGCGCGGGCGGGACTTGGGCAGCGGACATCCTGACCGGCAAGGTCGGCGCGGCTTTTGTCCAGTATGAAAGTGGCGGCACCAAATACACCGCCCCAGGGAGTCCTTACCTGGCATGAGCGTTTACACCCCCCCAGCCCTGACTTCGGTCGACTTCGCCCTGACGGCGCATTCGGTGCCGTCCATCGCATCGCCTCAGAACGTCTTGAGCGCCTACACCACACCCGCCTTGAGCGCGGTCAACTTCGCCCTGAGCGCTTTCACCGTGCCGACATGGATGAACATCGGATGGGAGTTGCTTTCGACATTCCCAACGCAATTCGCGGGGCTTCGCTATTTCTTGGGAACGGTAAAGGAATTGTGCCTGGTGGCGCTGGGCGATGCCCCGGCAGGCCCGCAATGGCGCATTCGGAAGGGCGGCACGGATTACGCGGTCTATCTGGTCGATACGACCGATCCGAATGCTTCGCAGGTGCGAATTGAAACCGGGGCGGGCATGAAAGCTGCGAGGTTGAAAACATGACCGGCTTTAGCAGAATGACACAAGGCACCTCTGGCCTTACCCCGCGTAATCGGCAGGAAATCGAGGCCCCGAGCCTTCTGCAATCCCGGCAGGAAATCCCGCTAATCCGGGCGCAAACGACCTTCACGACCATCGTGACCGCAAGGGCAGACGCCTATTTTCTGGCTGATGGCGTATGGATGGCCAACGTTACTGGGGCCGGTCATACCCTGTCGGTCTGCCTTGTCGCTCCGGCAGGATCGGCGACCGTGGCCAATGCCCTGACATGGCAGACGACAATTGCGGCGAACGTGTCGGATTTCGTGGTGGGGGTTTCCGGGATTCTGGTGCCACCGGGCTACACATTGCAGGTCGCGGCGGATGCGAATGACGTGGTGAACGTCTTCGGATGGGGCTGGAACGTGATCGGGGATGCGCAGTGATCTGGGGGATGCTGGCCAGCGATGTGCCAGCTTATGTCGAAAGGCTGGCCCCGTTCCTGCTGAATTTCGCGGAGCATAGCCACAAGCGGGCCACGGCGTTGCAGCTTCTCGATCAGATCATGTCGGAACACATGCAGGTCTACGTGGTGGATGACTTCAAGGCGGTTTGCCTGACCACGGTTCACCCCGAGCATATCGAAATCAACTGCTGTGCCGGGGAAGACCGGACGGACTGGCAGGACGATCTTGAGGCGCATATCGCGGAGTGGGCACGGATCACGGGCAAGGAGCGGGTCATCATGATCGCAAGGCCGGGCTGGGCAAAATGGGCCAAGGGCAAGGGCTACAGGCAGGCGCACGTCGAGCTGGTCAGGGAGTTGAACGATGGGCGGTAAGAGCCAGACAGTCACGCAGAAAACGTCGCCCTGGTCGGTGGCGCAACCGTTTCTGAAGAACGCCCTGGGGCAGGCGGAGGCGCTTTACAAGGCCGGGGACTTCTCTGCGACGCCCTATTCCGGGGATCGGGTGGCCGGGTTCGGCGATGCCACCACAGGGGCGCAACATGGCATTCTCGACATGGCGGCAGGTGGTGCGCCGGGCACCGCGGCGGCGCGGGATACCATGCTGGGGATGCTTTCTGGTGGTGCCAACCCGAACCTTGCGGCGGTGAAGCAGAACGCGCTGGGATCGGCCATTCCGGCGGCGGCGAGCATGTTCAGCGGCTCGGGCATGATCAACAGCAGCACGGCGATGGACGGCGTGGGCCGGGCGGCGACCGACGCCATCGCGCCCTATGAATACCAGGCTTATGACACGGCGCAGAACCGGGCCATGCAGGCGGCACAGATGCTGCCGGGGCTGGACCGGGCGATGTATGACCCGTTCCTGATGCAAAGCCAGGTTGGTGCGCAGCAGGACAGCATGGCGCAGTCGCAGATCGACGCCGAAATGAAGAAGTATTACGAGGGCGAAGGTCAGGCTGCGGCCAACTTCTCGCCCTACCTGCAAGCGATCATGGGCCTTGGTGGCATGGGCGGCACGTCGTCCACCACGTCGCCGCAGGCAGGGACAGGGCTTGGCCCTGCCATCATGGGCGGGCTTGGCACTTACGGGGCCTTGGCGGGCCTGTCCGGGGTGTCTGGCGGCATGGCTGGCGCGGGTGGCATTCTGGCGGCTCTGGCGGGGCTTTCTGACCGGCGGACGAAGGAAGATATCGTTCGCATCGGCCAGACTGATGGCGGAACCCCGGTCTACCGCTATCGCTACAAGGGCACGGACAACTGGCAGATCGGCGTCATGGCGGACGAAAACAAACACGCGATCAAGGGCTATATCAACGGCTTCGCGCTGTTGGACTATAGCAAGGTGGCATGATGCCCGGAGTTCGCGCGCAGAACGCACAACCGAAACAGCCTTTCGGGCCGCAGTTGAAAGCGGCGCTGATTCAGGCGGCCCCGCTGTTTTCGGCGATGGCTGCGGGCTATTCGTCCGGTCGCGGGCCGTATGCCTATCTTGATCAGGGCATTGCCGGAATGCAGGCGATGCAGAAGCAGAAGCGCGACGAGGAAGCGGCTGCGGCGGCGGCTGCGGCGTTCGGCGGGCTGGTGCCCGGTGGCATGGGGCCTGCGGGCGCGCCTGCATCGGCCACATCGGGGAGGGGTGGCGCCGCGCCGATCACATTCGACAAGGCCGCCCCGCAATACATTGCCGATGATGCCATGGCTGCGCTTGGTAAGGAACCGCTGTCTATGGAGGGCCGTATTCGTGAAGGGCTGAAAGCTCGCGGGCTGCCTGAGCACATCGCCAACGGATTTATTGCCAACTTCAAGGACGAGAGCAACCTGAACCCCGGCATCAACGAGGCCGCGCCCGTGGTTCCCGGGTCGCGCGGCGGTTTCGGCTTGGCACAATGGACCGGCCCGCGCCGGAAGGCCCTTGAGGCGTTCGCGGCGTCACAGGGCAAGCCCGTGGATGATCTGGACGTCCAGTTGGACTTCCTGATGACGGAGTTGTCTGGTTCGGAAGCTGGCGCCGGGGCGGCGATCATGTCGGCGAAGAATGCCCCAGAAGCTGCGGCGGCCATCGTCAACAACTTCCTGCGGCCCGCTGAACAGCACAGGGCAAGCCGTGAGGCCGAATATCTCGGGATGGACGCTGGCGCTCCGACGCAGGCCGACCCGCTGGCCGATCCCTATGTGCAAAAGCTGATGAAGGTCATGGCGATGCCCGGCCTATCGCCGGAGCGGCGTTCGGTTGTGGAGTTGATGCTGCAGACGCGAATGGGGCAGTTGACGGCCCCGAACCCGGATGCGGATGAAGACCGCGCCCGCCAGCGCCGCGCCCGCGATGCGGAACTGCTGGGCTACGGGCGGGGGACGCCGGAGTGGACCCAGTATGTCGTGACGGGGGAACAGCCCAAGCCAGCCGAAAAGGCCAAGCCTTATACCGACCTTGGCCAGATCAACGCCGACCTCGCGGCGGGCTTGATCACCCCGGAACAGGCGCAGACCGCAACGGAAACCCTCAACAAGAAGGGCGGCGGCATGTCCTACACCGTCCAGAACCCGGACGGGTCAAGCACGACCTTCCAACTTGGCGGAGACGCTGGCTTGACTTCGGCCAACACCACCGACGCCAACAAGAGCATCATGGCCTATGACAGCCTGACCAAGGGACTTGACGAATACGAGGCCATTTTCAACAAGACCGGCGGGGCGGTTGTCCCCGGCGTGGACAAGGATGCGTTGCTGACCGCCCGGCGCGGGCTGCAGTTGCAGATGAAGGAACTGTTCAACCTTGGCGTCCTGAACGGGCCTGACTTGGAAATCATGGACGCAATGCTTGTGGACCCCACCAGCATCACGAACAATACGTTGGACGCTCTTGGCGTGTCGCCGCTTGGCGACCGGGTGACCAAGAACCTTGCGCAGTTGCGGACCATGTTTGAACAGATGGTTAAGCCCAAGATCGACGCGCTACGCGGCACGGCCCCGGCGGTAACGCCCATCACCCCCGCCCCGTCCGCAAGCGGTGGAACAGGTGGCACCACGTCGGGTGGCTTGAAGTGGAGCGTTGCCCCATGACCACGCTGACCATCGAAGGCCAGAAGGTCACTGTTGGGGACGAATTCCTTGCCCTGTCGCCGGAAGAACAGGCGCGGGCCGTAGACGATATCGCCAAATCGCTTGGACTGGGTGTGACCGGGGGCGTGAAGGCCGATCCGGCGGCGGTTGATGACTTCAAGGGCCGCCTGACCACGCTGGGCGCGAACGCCGCGAACGCAGCGGCTTTCGGGTTGGGTGACGAAAGCCAGGGGCTGAAAGCCGGGATAGGCAGCCTGCTGTCTGGCGGCGACTTCCTGCCCGCCTATCGCAAGGAACGCGATGCCGTGCGTGGCGACATGGCGACGATCAACGACCGATACCCTGCGATGGCAACCACGGGGAACCTCATCGGCTCGGCTCTCCCCGCTCTCACGGCTTCCCCGCTGGCGACAGGCAAGACGGCGCTGGGAACGATGCTTCGCGGCGGCGGACTTGGCGCAGTGGAGGGTGGGCTGCAGGGCGCGGGGAATGCAGACGGCACGGGCGTTCTGGGCAACACCATCACGGGCGGTTTGATCGGGCTTGGCGCTGGCATGGCGGCACCGATAGCAGTCGGCGGCCTCGCAATGGCGAAAAACGCCTTCACCGAAGGCATTCCTAGCCTGTTTGGCAAGGCCGTCCAGAGCAAGGCAAACCGTGCCGTGGCGGGGGCATTGGGACGCAGCGGCAAAACTGCGCCGGATATCGACGCGCTGATTGCTGCGGCGGCTCGTGATGGCCAGCCGGAATTCCGCCTGATGGACGCCCTTGGGTTGCCGGGCCAGCGCGCGGCAAACGGTTTGACGCGGGCCGGTGGTGCGCCTGGGGATGAGGTGGCCGAGTTCCTGTCCACCCGGCAATCAGGCCAGCCCGAGCGGGTCGGGTCTTTTGTGGAAGATGCTTTCGGCGTGAAGGGCACCACGGCAGCCAAGACGCAGCAAGGCCTTATTGACGCGCGCACTGACGCCGCCGATCTGGCTTATGGCGCGGCCCGAGGCAATGCAGCCCCGGTCAACCTGAACGACACGATTGACGTCATTGATACCCTCACCAAGCGCGACCCTATCTTGGGGGAATCGGCCCTTGCGGATACGGTTATCGGAAAGCGGCTGAAAGCCCTTCGCGCGCAGATGACAAACGGGGATCAGCAGCTTATCGACTTCGACAGCGTTCTGAACATCAAGCAAGACATGTTCACGACGATGGAGGCGCTCCGCAAATCCGGGAAAACCGTCCCCAAGGAATTGTCGGATGTTTACGGCGCGCTGGACGCGGCCCTTGAGGGGTCGTCGGACATGTATCGCACCGCCAATGACGGCTTCCGGTCGGCGTCCAAGGTGATCGACGCTGTGGACGAAGGCGCGATGATGGCGGCCCGTGGTCGGGCGGCGGACAACGTGCCGAAGTTCGGGGCCATGGCGGCGGCGGAGCGTGACGCGGCCCGCGTGGGCTATGGCGACGATCTTCTGCGCCGCCTTGAGACAATGGCTGCACCCACATCAAACCGGGCAAAGCCGCTTCTCAGCCCCAAACGGGTGATGGAAGCTGATGCAATGGCGACGGACCCGCGCCTGTATGCTGATCGGCTGGGCCGGGAAAACACCATGTGGGAGACGCAGAACAAGGCGCTAGGCGGGTCGCGGACGGCTGACAACCTTGCCGATCAATCGGCGATGGAAGGTCTTGCCGGTGGCGGGCTGCAAGCGGCAAAGTCGGCGGCCAACTTCCAATTTGGCGACATGGTTTCGCGCGTTGCTGGAGCGCTGGCCCCAGTCCTGAAAGGCCAGAATGAACCGACGCGGATGTTGATCGCTCAGATGCTTCTATCCGGGAATGCCGGGGTTCTGGCCCCTGCCGTGGCACAAGCGGCAAAGAGCGGCAGCATGCGCCGGATGCTTGAGGCAATGATCCGGCAACCAATGCGAGAAGGCACCGCCGCCTCACTTAAGTAAGGCAATCCCGGCGGCCATGACCAGGGGCGCGATGATCAGCCCCAAATAAACCCACCAGGGCAATTCGTCGTCCTTCACCCCGTTCTTCTGAAGCTGGCTGCACTTCATGGCCGCCATGAAGAATAAGAACGACACTGCGTTCCCGAGAATGACCGCCGAAACAATCGGCCAGAGCTGCCAAATATCCATGGCCGCGAACAATACCCCCAAAACCATCGACAGGAAAGCACAATGGGCGGCACCCTTGACTACAGCACCACCGCTGGCAGCAACACCACTGTCGGCGGCGTGAACATTGCCGAAGGCATGCAGGCCGGGCTGATGAACAACGCCCTGCGCGCGGCAATGGCCGACAGCAAGAAATGGCAACTGGACTGGTCCGGGGTCGTCACGGCGGGCACGTCGAACGCCTACACCATCACCAGCAACCAGGGTATCGCGGCCTATGCCGACGGGCTGCGGCTCTGCTTCCGCGCGGATCGGAACAACACCGGGGCCGCGACGCTGAACGTGGACAGCCGGGGCGCGAAGGCGCTACGGAAGGTCACAGGCGGCGCACTGGCGGCACTGGCGGCTGACGATATCGTAGCCGAGGCGGTTTACGATGTGGTCTATGACCTGTCGTCCGACGTGTTTGTCATCGTCGGGACTTCCGGTTTCTCGTCGGAGGATGCTCTGGACCTGATCCAGACGTACGGACTCGGCGAGACGGGGAACACCGATCTTCTGGCGGATATTGACCTGACCACCATCGCGTCCGGCGCATATCGGTTCAACACGTCTTCGGTCGGGACATTCCCAACGGGCGTTGTGGCGTCGGACGATGGGATCATCGTGACATGGCGGCGCACGTCCGCATCCGCCATGATGCTGCTTTATCACGCATCCAGTGATCGGATTTTCCATCGCCGCATGACGGCTTCGGCATGGGGGACTTGGCGCGAAAGCATCACGGTAGACCAGGGCGCGACTGAGGGCGACACCATCTATCGCGGCGCTTCCGCTTGGACCAGGTTGGCAAAGGGCACCGCCGGGCAGCACCTGCGGATGAACAGCGGGGCAACCGCGCCGGAATGGACCAGCGAAAACACGGCCCTCGCATCGTGGACCTATTCCAGCAATGTCACCTCGATCCCCCTGACCGGGCTTTCCGGGTGGGATAGCGTGGTTGTCACCGGCTTTCTGACGATCAGCGCGAACGTGCAGATCAGGGTTTCGGCTGACAATGGCTCGACGTGGCGCTCGACCAACTATGTCTGGTTTGTGTCTGATGAGGGTGGAGGTACGCAACCGACCGATGGCATGGACCTGTGCCGGATCGGCTCGGGCAGCATTCAATTCGACCTGACGCTTCAGCGCATGTCGCAAGTGCGGTCCACCTACGCCAGCGGCAACGCGCGGCATGGCAATCCCCGAATGAACACCTTCGCAGGCATTCACAACGTCGCCGAAGTCATCAACGCAATCCAGATCGTCGGAGCCACCATTTCGGCTGGCTACGTCGATGTTTACGGCATTCGCCGGGCTTAAGGAGGAACACCATGACCATCAAATTCGGCGGCAAGCAGTCCATGGCGGACAAGATGAAGGTGGCCGAAAGCCGCGTCGGCAAGAATCCCGGCGCGAGCAAGGGCAGCAAGCCCGCGCCTTCGGCGAAGGCCAAGCCGATCATCGGCAAGGGCAAGATCGGCATCAAGGTGACGAAGAAATTCTAACCCCAGACAAGGATTGCAATCATGGCACTGACCCAGACTTCCGGGAAGAACCACACGCGCCGCATCGCCACCTGGGCGGGCGAAACCACGGCGGGAAGCGCTTCCATTTCGCGCTATGCGCCTCTCGTCTCTCTCGCCGTTTCTTCGGTGCAGGTTTCCGGCACCTTCGGCGGGGCGACTGTGGTGCTGCAGGGCAGCGTTGACGGCACAACCTATGCCACGCTCAAGGACTTGCAGGGCAACAACCTGTCGTTCACGTCCGCAGGATATGCCGAGTTTTCCAGCGGGGCCGCGTTCATCAAGCCCTCGATCAGCGGCGGGACCGGCGACAGCCTGAACATCACCGTGTCGCACTGGGCTGGGTAATATGAGCCTCCTGACCATGGCCTCGCGGCGGCGCAGGGCGGGCGGAGGTCCTCCATTTACGCCACCCGTTGCCATGAGTCTGACCAATCCTGGAGCCGAAGCGGGGGACACTTCGGGCTGGACCGCTGCATCTGGCGGCGTAGTTTGGTCGTCTATCAATACATCCGGGTCCGCTTGGCCTTCAACGATATACGAGGGGTCCCGATACTTCTGGGCGGGTTCGGTAACCGACGCGCGCATGTATCAAGACGCGGACGTCTCCGCGTATGCAACCACTATCGACGCGGGTGGGGTTGTTGCAGAAATGACCTGCCGCTTCTCGACCCTGGACAACCTAAACGACTATTTTTCGATATTCGTTCGGGCGCTGAACTCCGTCGGGACGGTATTGTCCACAGTTTCCCAACAGGAACTTCGTGCGAACGATCTTGCTGCGGGTTGGCTGCTTCAAGACTTGAACCTTCTTCTGCCGAGCGGCACACGTTCTGTAAGGGTCGAAGTCCATGCTACTCGGACTGGCGGCACGGACAACGACGTGCATTTGGACGCGGTTACGCTGACGCTCTACAGCAACTCTCGGCGGATCACCCCAACGTTCGCCTCCAGCATCAGCAGCGGAGACCGGACAGCCACTATCACTGTTTCGGCCACCAACATCACGGCGGGCGGGGGTTCTCTTTCTGGGTTGGTAGACGGCAGTCAGGCGAACGACTACTTCTTTGCAACCGCGACCGGGGATGGCACAGGCTGGCTGAAGTTTGATTTCGGGTCGGGTGCTTCATGGGTGATCGACGAGTTCATCTGGCGGCAGCACAACAATACCTCTCATGGCACGTGGCGATGGGAGGGGTCCAATGACGACAGCATCTGGACCCAGATCGGCAGCGACTTCACGCTTCGATCGGGGCTGAACCAGCCGGGGGGCACCAGCACGACCGGCTACCGTTATTATCGTCTCCGTCATATGAGCGGGTCCAGGAGCACTAGCCCTTGGTTGCGGGAAATCCAGTTCCGTGCACGGGCACCTTGATACGCCCCGTCGGCCACCCGGTAAGCTGGCTGCACAGTGCAATTAGCTGCACTCGGCGTGGGTCTCTAAGTTCCGTAAATGACGGTAGGCACGACTCTGTGAGGTGATCATGCGGAATTGGAATAGCCGTACCCGTATTCCCGGAAAGGCCAGGGCCGTCCCTGGGCACCGAGTTTCGGGACACGGGCGAATGAGCCACACATTCGAGCGCCGCAAGCTGGAGGTCTTCTTCGCCATGCTCACGGCGGGGTTCGGCCTGTTCCTCGCGCTGCCGATGGCGTCTATGGGCGGGCTGTCCTTCGTCCATCTGCGCTACATGGCCCCAGAGGAGGCGTGGGGCTTTCTGTTCCTCACCAATGGCGTGATGCACTGCACATGGCTGGCGGTGAACGGCGCGCGCTGGTGGTCGCCTATCGTGCGCTACTTCGCGGCCCTTGTCTCGGCGATCCTCTACGCCACCTGGGCCGGTGCCTTCTTCGCATACAACCCCTCCTCTACGGCGGTTTTCACCTATTCGGCCCTGTCAACCGGGGCCGTCTTCTGTTGCGTCTTCGCATGGCGAGACGCGCTCACCGCCATGAGGTTGCGCCGTGTTCGAATTGCTCACGCCTGAAAACCTGCCTGCCACGCTCACCGCAGTTTCTCTGATCATCACCGCCGTTGGCGGGGTGGTGCTCTACCGGGTGCAGAAGGAACCGCCGAAGGCCGGGAGTCAGGACGCGGCTGCGGTGGCGCTGGCGGAAAACACCAGGGCGTCGGTCACACTCGCGGCCAACATGGGCACGATGACGGGGCAGCTCGGCGACAACCTGCGCATGTTTTCGGCCACTTTGGAGGTGGTCAAGGCGATGGCGCACGACATTGCGGAGGCGCGCCGCGCGGCGGAGGCGTCCCGCGACCATCTGGCAGCAATCCGTGACGCGCTGAACCGCCGCGCGCCCTGATCCCAATTCCCCAAGACGGGGTTTCGCCTGCCCGAGCGTCAACGGGTTAATGGAGGATTCTCAACATGAGGACCATCGAATACCACAAGATCAATCCGACAAACGACACGCTGGACGTAGTGGTGAAAGACGCGCCCAGCCACGGTGGCGCAAGCCATGTGTATGAAGTCCACCACGCAAGCACCGCTGGCATCGCTCCGCTTCTGGCTGTCAACTTCCAGAATGGCCCCATTGGGGAGCATGGCGTCAACGGCGTCACGCAGGAAATCCTTCTGGCCATCGTGATCGACCGGCTGCGGTCCTTTCAGGCTGGGCCATTCTCTTCGCGGGAAAACGCTCTGGCTCTGACGAAGATCGAGGAGGCGCTGCACTGGCTTCAGCAAAGGACGCTGGACCGGATGCGGCGCGGCGTCGAGGGCAAAACCGCCGCCTGACCATCGCGGGGGCTTCGCGGCCCCCGTCACCCGCGCGCCCTGATCAGGAGAGACGCATGAACATCACCGAACGGAAGGCCGCGCTTCTGGCGCGCGTGAGGGACTATGGTGGCCCGCTGAACGAATTGCCCGTGCTGGCGCAGTTTCTGGCGCAGGTCATGCACGAAAGCGGCGGGCTTCGGTATGTCCGGGAAATCTGGGGGCCGACGAAGGCGCAGAGGGGCTATGAGGGCCGGGCCGATCTGGGGAACGTGAAGCCCGGCGACGGCAAACGCTACATGGGCCGCGACGTTCTGCAGATCACCGGGCGGGCCAACTATCGCGCCCTGACCGTGTGGGTTCGCAAGACCTTCGGCAAGGGGCCGGACTTCGAAGCCAACCCCGAGCTTCTGGAAAGCCCGGAATGGCTGGGCATCGGCGCGATCTGGTATTTCCTCACCCGCAAGGGGCTTCTCGACTACGCCCGCGCCGGGAATATCGAGATGGTGACGCGCCGAGTCAACGGCGGGCTGAACGGCTATCAGGACCGGCTGCGCTGGTATGACGAGGCGGCGCTGCAAATCCTTGGCGTCGCGGACGTTCGGACCTTCCAGCGACAAGCCGGGCTGCTGGCGGACGGGATCAGCGGGCCGAAGACCCGCGCGGCCATGCACAAGGCGCTGACCGGAGCAAAGATTGGACCGGGCACCCAACCGTTCGAGGTGCCGAGGCCGGGAAAGACACCCCCCATCAAGAAGGCCACCACCCCCGCCAAAGAGGCTGCCAAGACCACGGCAGGGGGCGCTACGGGCGCGGGGCTTGTGCTTCTGGCCGTGGCCTTCTGGCACGACATTGCGGACGCGGTGACGCGGTTCGCGGACTGGATCAACCCCTTCAACTGAGGTGATGACATGGACTGGACCAAAAGCCGGGGCCTCTTCTACCTTCTGGCGCTTGGCGCTGGCGGGCTGGCCCTCTCGGGATATGCCGACTTCGACCCGCAGACATGGGTGCTGGATATCCACCCCTTCAACCTCAAGGAATTCGTGCTGACGGGGCTGACCACGGCAGGCAACGCGCTGGCCGGGCTGGCCGTCTGGCGGAAGTGGGGCACGAAATGACCGCGCTGGCCTTTCTGGCGGGATTCATCGTCGGCGGCTTCATGGGCATCGCCGTGGTGGCCGTGTGTGCCGCAGGGGGTGAGGGATGAGCCACGAGGTTGCAATGATCAACGTCGCGCTCCGCATCGCCATCATGGAAGACGGCCAAGAACTGCCCGTCACGAACGCATTCGATGAAGACGGCGACGAGTGCGACCCGGAAGACGCGGTTGCCTGCGTGGCGGGCCCGGATCGTGACGGCATGTGGGTCAGCATCGATCTGAAGCAATTCGAGGGGGTGAGGCTGCAATGAGCGTCGTCAAATTCACCGCTCACGAGGGCAAAGGCAACACCCTGGACCGTTCCGAAGAACTTTGCGAGGCGATCAAGGCCGCCTGCTACGAAGCCGGGGACGGCATGCCGATTTCGATGGTGATCGGCTGCCTTGAAATCGCCAAGGCAGAAATCATGCAGGAGCAACAGGAATGATCGCCTTCATCTGGGATCTGATCTCCGGCCTTCTGCCGAACGTGTGGGGCTACATCGCCGCCGCCGTGACCGCGCTTCTGGGCATCTTGGGCGTCTATGTGAAGGGCCGCCGGGACGCCAAGGCAAAGGCGGAAACCAAAGCCATGAAAGAGGACTTGAAAGCCCATGAACGGATCAACGAAGCTGACCTTGGCATCGGGGCTTCTGATGCTGAACGTGTTGAGCGGTTGCGAGAGTTCGCAGCCAAGCACGGCAAGTGACCGGCTGAAGCCTCAAGCCGCGATGTGCGCCTCTGCTCTGGCGGACGGCGTGATCGAAAGCGCCCGCCAGGAATGTCTTGCCCATCTGGCGCAACTCGAAGCCTTGGCCGACTGGTGAAGCCCTGCAGGCAGATGCCCTACTGGTCGCGGCGGGCGAGGGGTTTGCGCTGACTGAGGCTCCGAAGCCGGGGGTGGACGGCTAGGCGAGGGCGGCGTTGGCCTTGTCCAGCGCCTCGCTGACGGTGACGCGGAAGGCTCCACCGATCAGATACTCCCGCCCCTCGGGCAGCCTCTGCTGGGCGAGGATGGCAGCGCAGGGCGCCAGCGCATCCCGCAGCCGCTCGATCTCGGCGGCGGCCTCGGCCATCAAATCGGCGTCTTCACGGCTCAGCCTCGCCACCACGAGCAGGTAGTTGTTCGGGTCGTCGTGTGCTGTAGCCTTTGCCCGCGCCGCCGCAGTCTCCCGCAGCCTCTCGATCAGGTCACTCATGGCGTTGTCTCCGGGGGCGGGGGAAGGGGCGCGGGGGCGGCGTGGTCGGACGGCTTGGCCCAGACCTCTAGCGGCGCAAGGCCAGCGGTGCGCTTTGCCTTGCGCGCCTTCGCCTTGCTCTCTCGGTATTGGGCTTGGCGGTCGGTCATTTCATCGCCTCCAGCATCTGCTGTGCCTCGGACACGATACGCTCTGCCGCGCGAAACTCTGCCGGGGTTCCGTTGACCTCATACTCGTGCGCAACAAGGGACTGGATGGCAACCAGCCCACGCAAGGCGTCCATAGCGCCGAATTTTCTGGCGTTCTGGCAGGCCTCTTTCAGAATGGCGATGTGTTCATCTTTGGTCATTTTTCCTTTCCCGCCTTCACTTTGGCCTCATAAATCATGCTGGCGATACCGGCGCGGCGGGAATCATAAAACTGATCCGCAGACTCCGGGACAACACCTTTCGGGCGGCATATTGCATCATGGATGGCGTCCAAAAGCTGATCAATCGTCTCGGCCTGTTGCGCCATCTGAGACATAAGCTTTTCCATTTGGTCCGCGTTCTTCATGGCCTCTTGAAACAGGTCGGAGCGGATATATTCAACCCGGCCCTTGGCATTTTCGCTGTGCCAAACGTCAGACCCATCAAAGGTAGAAGGCGGGTCAGCGAATATTTTTTCCGGCATATCCATTTTATTTCTCCTGTTGGGGGCCGCCGTCCGCGCTTGCAAACCTTATCCCCCTTTATCGCCGCCGAGTTTTTCCGACTGTGAGCGGATTCTGTACCTGTGTGAATGAACTGCCCCCGCCATGAATTTAAGCCGGTTGGCGAGTCGCCGAAGTGTTTCGTCGTCTGTCGTGTCTTCTGCCGCCTCGGCCAAATCCCGCAGGATTGGGCCAAGCCTGTTGTCGTTCAGGTCGGCCCAATCCTTGATGCTCACACGATCACCACGCCCTCGCCGCCTTCCGTCACGCTCACGCGGTCCAGCGCCCGGCGCGGGTGTTCCGCGAGCCAGTCGGCAAGCGCCTCGCGGGCGAGGTCCAGCGTCCGGGCGGTAATGCGGATCGTGCCGGAGGTCATGCCGCCACCGTTGCGGCCATGCCAATGAGAAGGTCGCGGAATTCAGTCGGGGTGCCGATGCGGTGTGAGTTGTCCTTGCCGCCGCCCTTGAAAGCCAGTTCCCCAGCGCGCTTGCAGTATGCCAGCCCGTATTTTTCGACAGCCTCTGGCGGGAATGACGGCTCGCTGATGCCCCAGCGCAGTTCGGGCAGATCGGTGCCCACCGCGTAGATCAGCGTCGGCTTGCGGGCGTAGTGGCCATATTGGCCTTGCTCGACACAGCACGTCCAGCCGTAGTCGTCCGCGATGATCCACCCTCCCTTGCGCGGGGGCTTGTTCAGCCTGAAATGCGGCCATGCATGGCTTCCCCACGGGTGTTCCAGAACCCCACCCCAGCGGCGCACTGCGTCCAGCGCGGCGGCAAAGCAGCCACCGTCATCGCCCTTGATCTTCCGCTCTCCCGTGCGCTTGATCCATAGCGGTTGTCCAGCCCATAGCTTGCCCCACCGCTGGCAAGGCGGATGCGCAACAACCGGCCACGGCCCGTCATACAGGCGCGCGTCACGGGCTTCATCCCACGGGTCCACGCCAGGCAGGCTGAAGTAACTTCCGCCCGTCTCGACGTAAAGCGCGGCGACTGTGGTGCGCATCGGCCCGTCCATCACCCTCTCCTCCTCGGATCAAGCGGGCCGGGTTCGTCCGGCGGGGCACGGCGGTTCCATGCGGCCCCGTCCCACTCCTCAACCCAGTGCGATCCAGCGCCCTCGTATTTGTTGCCGAACTCCTCAGCCAAAAGCAGAGATTTCAGGGTGTTGCTCAGCGGCCCGGCGTCTACCGATCCATCATGGTTCCGCCATGCCAGACGATACTGTTTCATTCCCCCGCCTCCCCAGGTTTGCCGCTGGCGAGGGCGGCATCAAACTCCGCGAACGCCCCCGGAATGCGGCGCTTGAAGTCTCGCGCGTCGCCGTTCCACGCCTCATCAGCGATGGTTTCCAGGCGCCGTTTAGCGAAGCTTCCCGACTCCACCAGCCCCTGCACCTGGTCCTCAAGCGCGGCGTTGGCAGCGGCGAGGCGGTCGCGTTCGGCTTCGGCGACTTCGGCGCGGGCGTAGTTCGTCGCGGCTGCATTCCGCGCGGCCTCGGCGTCAGCCTCAAGAGCTGTGATGCGGGCAAGCATTGCCCCTGCGCGACGGTCAGATGCATCCCGCTCAGCCCGCAGTTCAGCCAGCATGGCGAGGCCGGAGGGAGAGGCGAGTGCGCGGATACGCTCAACCGCGATATTGGCGGCGGCGACAAGATCGTTGTCTTTGTAGGCACAGCCCGCTTGATGAAATCCGGGAACTCGGAAATACCGACCATCCCCATAAACATCTTGTGGGGTGACCGCCTCAGCACACCGCTCCACCATCGCAGCCATTGCGGCCTCTGCCTGATCAGCCCGTGCGCTCTCGGCGATAAGCGTCTTGCCGATGTCCTCAGCTAGCGCGTGGTCCATTTCACAGTTGACGCACTCGAACGTCATCCGGTCCAGCAGCTTCTGGACTTCCTCTTTCGTGATGGTCATGTCGGTTCTCCTTTGGCGGCGCGGATGGCGGCGGCGCGGCAAAGCGCCTTGATCTGATCGGCGTACCAAGCCGCGCGGGGGTTTTCGTACTTGCCCCCGTGCGAAACATGCGCATATCCAGCTTCGGCGATTTCATTCGGATGAACGCGCCATATATGATCAGCCAAATCTTGAATGGCTTGATCGCTTGGCATCGCCCGTTCCATCCCCCTCGCCTCGGCTTCCCGGATCAGCGCGGCGACATCGGGCGAGGATGCGAGTTTATGCCTGTGCGCTTCGGCAAGCTCTGCTCTGTAGGCAGCGTCATTTTCAGCGCACCACTTGTCGTCAGTCATCGTTCTCTCCTGTGGTGATGGCGGCGCAGATGCGGGGGTCATTCGGCGGCGCTCCTGAATAGGTCCGGCTGGTTGCCCCCAAGCGCAGACACGCGGTCTGGCATCAGCGCCGCGTATTCCGGGTTCAACTCGCAGAGGATGGCGTTGCGCCCGCTCCGAAGGGCCACGCCAGCAGTCGTTCCGCTCCCGCCGAAGGGGTCCAGCACCGTGCCGCCGACAGGGCACCCTGCGAGGACGCACGGCTCTATCAGGTCAGGTGGGAAGGCTGCGCTATGCCCGGACCGGCGCTCAGGCTGAATGTCCCACACGCTGCCAAGGGCACAGTAATCCTTGTCGAAGTGGTAGCGGCGCGACTTGCTGAAAAAGAAGATCGTCTCATGCCGCGAGAAGGGCCGATCCGACACGCCGGCGGTTGTGAAGGAGGCCCGTCGATGCCAGATAATCTCCTGCCGGAGCGTCCACCCGTCAGTCTGCAATGCGAACGCGACGCGCCACGGGATGCCGACCAAAGACTTTTTGGGTAGCCCCATGCCGGGGCGGTCTTGCCAGCGATAGAAGTCCCTGCTGAAATTCCGCGAAGGGCTGCGGCCGTCATTTCCGCACGGTTGCCCGTTCCCAGAGTAGTAGGTATCCCCAAGGTTCAGCCACAGCGTCCCGTCATCCCGCAGAACGCGCCGGACCTCGCGGAACACCTCGACCAGTCGCGCCACGAAGGCGTCAGGCGTGGCCTCTAGCCCGATCTGCCCAGCCATGCCGTAGTCGCGCAGACCGAAGTAGGGCGGGCTGGTGACGCAGGTATGCACGGACTGATCCGGCAGAGACAGCATCCCTTCGATGCAGTCGCCAACGATGACGCGGAAACCGCTCATGGCGTCTCTCCTCTCGCCGCGCTGGCGATCACGTTGACGCCCAGCCACAGGGCGGAGAGCAGGAGATGGCCGGTGGAGGGGTCGATCATGCTTCACCTCTCGCGGCAAGCATGGCGTCGGCATAGACGTATGCATTCGCCGCGAATGTCGCGGCGATTTCCTCGAACGTCCCGCCCGGATTGCCGCCGGGGTATGCCAGCAGACCGGATAGCGCCTGCCCCGCGAACCAGTCGCGCAGGGACCAGAGGTTCTCCACGCCCTCATCGTTCGTTCTCATCTGTTCATCCTCGTGGTTATCGCCCCGGCCATGCGACAGGCCGGGGACGGGGGTCAGGGGGTGGGCCGTCTGTCGCGCGGGCCTTGAAGCTTCCAAGCGTCATATCCGGGGATCTTCATCCTTCCTCTCCTCTCGCCGCGCTGGCGCTCTCGGCTGACGGGGTGGGGAGACGTGTCCCGACCTTCTGATTGGTGCCATCCCAGACGAACTGCCCATCTTCGCCAACAGGGAAATGGGTGCCGCAGATGGCGCAGAAGGTGCCGCTGTAGAAGAAAGGGTCGCGGGCATAAGTCTCCGCAAGGGGCTGCGACATGGTGGTCACGCCGCCGCAGGTAAGGTGTCGATAGGACCGGCGCACCGGCTCCTGAAACCCCTTCGCCCGCTCCTCTTCGGACAGGACGACATAGCCCTTTTGCATTCCCGTCTTGGGGTCGATCTCGCGATGATCCGGGGTGACGGGTGAACCGTCGGTCAGGGTGGTCTTGGTCATACGAAAGTCCCTCCAAAGCTGCGCTTCCGATGAACGCGAATGCCAAGAAGCACCATCATCCAAGCCCCCGGCGTAACGCGCTCAAACAGGAACAATCTGGGCTGCACGGCGACTGACACCATGTTGCTGTGCCCGGTGCCGTAGCCAACAGTGCCGGTTTCCCACATGATGCGGAAAAGTCGAAAGTGGCCCTGTGGACCGTCGCGCCGAAGAACCATCTTGAAGCGAAGGTCAGTCATGACTTTCTCCCGATCTGGAAATTGAAGACACCATCGACGACGTTGAACGACATGGTGTAGCTGCCGGTCGCGTCTACTTCGGCGACGGGCACCGAAACCTGCCCGCCCAGACGGTTCAGGAAGACGATCAGCAGTTGTTCCTTGAAGGCGTCGATCACATCGGCATGGATCGTTGCGCCTGCCGCCCGCGCCGCATCTGTAGCCTTACCCATCCCGTTCATCCTTTCCATGTGTTGCGCGCCAGCCCTCAGGGAGAGGGCTGGGCAGAGGGGGTTAGGGGGCGCTAATCCGTGTAGGCAACGTATTCAAAATGACCGCTGCCGAACTTGTTAAATCGCCCGCCGAAGCTGCCCTTGACCTGGGCTTCAACCTCTGCGGGTGTCGCGCCTTCGGGGTAGACGCCGATGCAAAGTTGAGAGGCGTTACTGTGCCCTTCGACCCGCCAGTCGATCTTTGTCGGGTCTAGAATACGCTTCTTGCGTTCGACTTCGCCGATCGGCAGGTAGATCGTGGTGACTTCCATGATCACCAGTGGGTCATCCTTTTCCTCCCACCCGCAGACCGGGCAGAAGCCCCGCAGCGACGTGCAGGACCAGCACGGCGGGCTGATGTGGCAGGAGCAGTTTTCGGAGCGGTGCTGCGCGATCACCCCATCGCATCCGTTGCGCCCGCAGCTGTCGCCCTCGGTGTATCCCAAGCCCATCTCAGCACCCACACCCGTTGCCGCCATCATCCGGCCCGTTGCAGGTGCAGTCCGAGCCGCCCCCGCCAGCGATGATCGCGAGGATACCGATGCCGACGATCACGGGCACAACCCACTTGCCGCCGTCACCCTGGGGGCGAACATCGGCAATGGGCGGTTCTTCGGTCACGATCACCGGGCCGCCGGAAAAGGCGGGCGATGCGAGGAGGGCGGTGAGGAGGAGTATGCGGTGCATGGTCAGTCCTTTCAGGGGTTGGGGTTGAGTTCACCGGCCAGCGCATCCGCCACCTTCGCCAACAGCGTCTTGCTGTCGCCGTGGGCTGCGTAGAAGGCGCGCGGGCTGTAGTGGTAGGCACCTTCGCCAAACTCCCGGCGATGGTGCGGCGGGCAGAGAGGCAGGACGCGGAAGTCGTTCCGGGGCGTGTCTTCGTGGTGGACTTCGACGGGCCAAGCGCCGCAGACGAGGCACCGAAGCTGCGCAACGCGGCCCATGTGTGCCAAACCTTCTTGCCGTTCCGGGCTGGCGAGATAGGCGGCGCGCTTGGCTGACAGGCGGCGGATGGCCTTGCGGCTGGCCTTCTTGACAGAGGGTTGCTTCTGGCCCAAGGGGCCGCGCATGGCGAGGTCGGTCATGCCGCCACCTCGACTGCATGAGGCAGCATGCGCAGGGGCTTTTGGCTGGCGATAACCAGCTGAGTGCCTGTCTCGATCAGAACGTCGCAGGCAGATGCGTCGGCGATGTGGAAGCCCAAGTCGTAGAGCCTGAAAATCTCCATCGGTGAAAACCAAGACAGCAGCCCCTCACGCCCGCGAACCGCGCAGCCAATGTGCATCCCCCTCTTGTGGGCATCCGCCACATAGTCGAGGAAGTCGGGTCGCTCGTCATAGATGGGCGGGTGTTGTTCGGTGCGGAACGAGTCCACCCACTGCGCGGAAAGGCCCGGCATCCAAGGCCCCCGGCCCTGCTTATTCTGGATGCGAAGGATCATCCTGCCCTCCGCAGTTCTTCGGCATCGACGCCGATCTGTGCCGCTATCCAGTTCAGGACCGCCTGCTTCGACTCTTGGAACCGCTTGCCGCCCATCGCCCTCTGGGACTGGCTCTGCGGAACCCAAACCGTCACGATGGGGCCGCGCACCTGCGCTATGGCGTAGCCGTGCGCTCCAATCTCGGCGCGCTTCAACACGGCCCCGATGCGCTCAGCGGTCGCTCTGGCCCCGCAGTCGGTGGTGTAGCTGTCGGCATACCCGCATTCGATGAGCGCGCGCTTCCGCATGGTATCCGGGCTTGCCGCCCAATCCATGTGGTGCAGCCGCTCTGGCAGGTGCCGCCAAGCATCTGCAATTTCCGCAAACTGATGGTTGTGGGAAGAATTCGAACGCGGGTGATCCACTTCCACAATCACCACGTCACCCGGTTCCATCGCTTCACGGGCGGCGGACAGGCCGTAGTGCCCGGTCGGGGTGAGGGTGTCGCCATTCCAGCGCGCCCGGAACATCAGCCCGCCCCCCACATGACTTTCGGCATGTCATCCCACACCCGGCGCACGAGGTCGGCGTGTTCCTTGCCCAGCGAAGCCGTGGCGAAGGCGATGCAGCCCTCCGCGTCCTTGCCTTGGGCGAATGCGTTGCCAAGTTGAATGCGGGCGGCGGCTTCCATGTCGCGGGTGAAGCGGGCGTTCATGCTGCCACCCTCTCGCCAGCGGCCTTGAACGCGGCGACGAAGGCGTCATACCGGTCCGTGTCGTTGGTTTTCAGGGCAATGCGGGCGTCGGCCTCGTCGGCCCAGACGCTTTCCAGATCGGGGCGGGTCTTGGCGTTCGCCACGAGGCCAAGAAGGCGCTTCTGGCAGCCTTCCGCGTTGAACGGCGGAACCGCCGGATCGACTTGCGAGTGCGGGATGCTGTCCATGTCCGGGTCGTCCCCGGTTTCCAGCCCGAGGGCCTTGAGCAGCGCATATTTCACTGCGTAGGACATGGCCTTGCCCGGCCCCTTGTCCTGGGGATCGATGCCATAGCCAAAGGTGGGCACGTCGAAGAAGTCTGCCGGGTCGTCCACGTTGACGAAGCGCACGGTCATGCCGCACTCGGCGCGGTTGCCGTTGTGCTGAAACTCGCACCGGACGGGGTAGTAGACGATCCCCTGCGCCAGCAGAGCGGGCCGAACCTTCGCCGTCACCGCGTCGTGCGAGACGATGGTGTAGTTCATGCCCTGCTTGCGTTCCTTCTGGATGTAGGTCACGTCCGCCATGACGGCGGCAAGGCGTTGGTGAATGTTCTTCGGCTTGTCCATCATTCTTCCTCGATCACAGTGCCCGCCGCCCGCTCACGGGCATCAAGGGCTTGGTCAAAGGCCCGCAGCCGAAGCCGCAAGGCGCGCATATCGTGCAGGTCTTCCTCGCTGCATTCCGCCCCGCTCATGAGCCGTTCCGTCAGCCGCTCGATCCCGCCCAACAGGACGTATTCCCAGACAGGGCGGCGGCGCAGAGTGCTTTGAATGCGGGGCAGGCCTGTCATGTCCGCCCCTTGATCTGGGCGATGAGTTCAAGGCAGCGGCGGCGGTATTTGGCCATCCGAAGCCCAAGCTTCTTGGCAACCCGGTAGTCGTGCAGCGGGTAGTAGAGCCAGTCCTGCAACGGGTGACGCGGGGTATGGGCGGGGGCGCGGCGGGTCATGGCAGCACCAGCGTTTCAAAGGCCATCGCCACAAGCACCGCGATCCCCATACCGACGCACACCGCGCGAAAGGCAGCACCGTGACGAACGAACACGTCCGCCGGGGTTTCGGCGGCTGCCTTCGCGGCCTCGTGTGCCAGTTGGCGTTCCTTGCGGTTCAGGGTGAGGATCATGGCGTCGGCGGTGAGGTAGTCGTTGCCGTCGCCCCACGCTTGCAGGGTGGCGCAGGCGTCACGCAGCTCCTGATCGGTGTAGTATTTCGGCGACCGAAGAACCTGCCGAGCGATGCGAACCCAGTCGGCCCGCTCCGCCGCTATGTTGGCGTTGCGCTGGTGTGCGTTGAGCCGGTCAAAGACGGTGGTGTCGAGCGGAAGGCGGATGACGTTGTGCGTGGTCATGCTGCGCGCCCCTGTCTGACGGAAATTGCGGTCTTCACATCGTCCAGCGCCAGGCGGTAGCCGAGGACGCAGGACGCGCTCACGTCGGCGTCGGCACTGATCCGGGCGAGAATGCGCTCCATGAGGGCGACAAGTTCGGTGCGGTTGATCAGGTCGGTCATCACGCAGCCTCCTCATCCCAAGACATGTTGCGTTCCGGGTTCCACGTTTCCGGGACGTAATGCGCCTCGATCCGCTCAACCTCGACAGCGCCCAGCCAGTCGCAAAGCTGTTCCCGGCTCAGTTGCAGTTTGCCAAGCGTCACGGTTTCCAGCGTGAGCGTCGGCAGATCATCGTCATGGCTGATCCACGTCGAGAAGGTCGCGGGCGCTTCAACGCAGCCGTGCCCCTCGTCCAGTTCGATCTCGGTGGTGAAGTCAGGTCCGTAGCTCATGGCGGTCTCTCCCGTGCTGCCCGGTGGGGCGTGGCGCATGAGGGAGATAGTGTCACAAGTTGCGACACACAGTCAAGGGGGCGCTGGCAAAAAATGTCACGATATGCGACACTCTCCAACGCCACCCTCTTGACTGTAGTGTCGCAATGTGTGACAAACTATAGTCATGCAAGCACTCGCAAAACACATCCAGTCGAGGCCAGGCCTGACAAACGCCCAATGGGCGGAACGTCTTGGGGTCTCCCGTCCATACCTTCACGCCTTGCTGAACGAGGATCGCCAGCCGAGCCTTGAGACGGCGGTAGAGATCGAGCGCGCGACAAACGGGGAAGTCCCGGTTGCGTCTTGGCCAAGTTTTGCGGCGGTTGTGGCGGCAGTGGGCGCATCAGTGATCCCCCAGGGGAATGACGTTGCGCTGCCCGACGGTTCGCCCGTTCTGAACAATGAGGATGATACGGGCCTGACTGTTTCGCAAGGTGGGGAAAACCACACCGGGGGCGAAGCATGAACGTTCACACCGAAGTCTGCCCGCCTGAACCCGTCACCTTTCACCCGCTGGCCGATATCTTCCCTTGGCTGGAAGGCGCGGCCAATGATGCCTTGCGCGAGGACATTCGGCAGAACGGCGTCCGGGAACCTATCGTGTTCCTCGACGGGGCCATTCTGGACGGGCGCAACCGCTACCAGTGTGCGCGGGACTTGGGCATTGCCTATCCCCGGCGCGAGTTCGGCAGCGATCCGCTGGACGGCGCAGACCCGCTGGCCTTTGTCATTTCTCTGAACCTCACCCGGCGGCACCTGTCGGAAAGCCAGCGGGCGAGTGTTGCGGCGAAGCTGGCGAACCTGAACCACGGCGGCGACCGGAAGTCAGATCAAGGTGCAAATTTGCCCCTTGAACCGGAGGCCCCTGCTGTCACCGTCGCAGCCGCCGCCGAAATGCTGAACGTGTCAGAGCGCAGCGTCAAGTCTGCCCGGAAGGTGCAGGACAAGGGCGCGCCGGAACTGGTGGCCGCACTGGACGCGGGCAAGGTGGCCGTCTCGACCGCCGCCGAAATTGCCGAACTGCCAAAGGCGGAACAGGCAGAAGTCGTGGCGCGGGGCGAAAAGGAAATTCTCGCCAAGGCGAAGGAGATCAAGGCAGTCAAGTCCGCGGCCCGCCGCGTCGAACGCCTCGACAATTTGGCCGAGATTGCCAAGGGTAACGCCGCGCTGGACGTTTCCGTCCGGTATCCGGTGATCTACGCTGATCCGCCTTGGCGCTATGAAAACCCGCCAATCGGGGCGTCCAGCCGCTCCATCGAAAACCACTACCCGACAATGACGCTGGCCGAGATATGCGCCATGCCGGTTTCAGAGTTGGCGACGGATGACGCCATTCTCTACCTCTGGGCCACAGCACCGAAGCTGGAAGAATGCTTCGAGGTGATCAAGGCCTGGGGCTTCGAATACCGCACCAACATGGTGTGGGACAAAGAGAAGATCGGCATGGGCTATCACGCCCGGAATCAGCACGAATTGCTGCTGATCTGCAAGCGCGGGGAAATCCCGCCGCCTGCCGCCGGGACTCAGCCCTCAAGCGTCTATCGTGAGGCCCGGACGGAACATTCCGCGAAGCCTGCCTTCTTCGCAGAAATGATCGAAGGGGCCTATCCTCAACTGCCGAAGATCGAGCTGTTCTGCCGGTCCCCCCGCGCGGGCTGGGCTGTTTTCGGCAACCAGTCGGAGGCGGCATGACGATCCACGCCTTTGAACAGAGCCTCGCTCTATCCCATGAGCAGGAAGATGCGCCGTGGTGGGGCGAAGTCTATGCCAAGGCCTTTCCGGGCTACCTGAGCGCCGTTTCCATTCGGCAGGATGGCTGGGCGCAGCGCGGCGGCATTGATCGGGTCATCACCCTCAAGAGCGGCAAGACGCTGACCATCGATGAAAAGGTTCGGGCCAAGTCCTACGGTGACATAGCCCTTGAGCAGTGGTCCGATCTTGATCGGCAAAAGCCGGGCTGGATGCAGAAGGACTTGGCCTGCGACTTCATAGCCTACGCCTTCATCCCGGATTCGCGCTGCTACCTGTTGCCGTTTCCCACTCTTCGTCGGGCGTGGCTGGAAAACGGGAAGCAATGGCTGGCTTGGGCCAAGGCTGGCGAGGGTGGCTACCGGATCATCGACGCCAAGAACCCGAGCTATATCACCCGATCCGTCGCGGTTCCGATCCCCGATCTTCTGTCAGCAGTGTCGCAGGCGATGGTGCTGGAATGGGGGTTCGCATGACCGCCCTTGAAGCCCTTGCCAACGCCACCATCGGCTTTGCCGTCTCCTGGGCCGCGACCTTCTTCGTGCTTGGCTACAGCCCCGCCGCAAGCCTTGGCGTCACGGCCATGTTCTTCGGCCTTTCCTTCACCCGCAGCTACGTCCTGCGCCGCATTTTCGCGAGGCTTGCATGACCCCTAACCTGTTCCTCACCGCCATCGTCGCCCTGTGCGTTCTTGCGCTGCTCGTCTTCGCGCTGATCGGGGCGCTGCACATGGTGCATGTATTCCGCAGCCACCGCCGCCCGTGGGATGACCAGCCCCCGCCCGCGTCATGGCTCGCAAAGCAGGAGCGCGGGGAATGACCATCGCCCGTGTCTTCTGGCGCTGGACGCCCTTCTTTGGCCGCTGCGACAACCCCGACGCGCCGTTCCGCCATGTCCTGCATATTGGCTGCTGGCTGATCTTCTGGGGGCGTCCATGACCCCCACCCCCAACACGCCGCCGCGCTCCTCCTCTACCGGCGCGGCCACCTCCCCACCAGCGATCCTCCCCGCTGGTGGGGCTTTCTCCAATGACGACTTGATCGCAAAGGCCGGAATCGTCGTCGGCCTATGGGACTTGATGCTGTTTTCCAGCGGCAACCCCGCTGCCCGACAGAAGCGCGCCGATGTGATGCATGTGGCGGTTTCGAACCTTCAGGCCGCGCTCCTCAAGCAGTCGGAAAGGGTGGCCAGGTAATGCCCGCATATCGTTCGTCAGCCGAGGCAGAGATCAGAGACGCTGCCGTGGCGCGGCTTCGTGAGACCATGCCGGGGTGCCGGATCATTCACGAGATCAACTGCGCCAGCTTTGGCCCGAACCGGATCGACGTTCTGGCGGTTGGCAAGGATCGCATTGCCGCAGTCGAAGTCAAGAGCGAGCGGGACAAGCTGGACCGCCTGCCGGATCAGATCATGTCCATGCGAGGCGTGGCGCACCACACCATCGCGGCGCTGCATGAGAAGTTTCTGACGCCATGGCGGACCAAATATGGCGACCTTCCCGCGTTCCATGCCCCGAATGAAGCCAATCATGCCGTGGTCTGGGCCTATCCCGTGAGGCCGCGCGCCGGGGTGCTTGGCGAGTGGCCGTTGTCCGACCGCTTCGACAAGCCGAAGCTCCTGCCGCCGCCGGGATTCATCGATCTGCTTTGGGCCGCAGAGCTTCGGGATATCGTGCGTCGGAACGGCCTGCATCGCGGGGCATCCAAACTGGACATGCCGCAGTTGGTGGACCTAATCCGGTGGGGCCTGCCGGGGAAAACCGTTCTGGCCGAAACCTGCGCCGCGCTTCGTCGCCGGGCCTGCGTCGAGGCCGATCCGGCAATGGAGGCAGCATGATCCGCCGCCTTCTCCGCTTCTTCCGCAAGCCCGCAGACCCGCGTGACGCGGTGTTCGCCCGCAGAGCAATGCGCGTCTGCAACCGGAAGCGCGAAGTCGCGGCGCGGTTTGAACGCGTCCACGCGATCCTGGCAAGGGGGCCGAAGTGACAGACATGGACGCTATTCTGGACGACGCTTTTGCCGCCGTCGGTATCCGGCCCGGACAGCGCAAGGAAGCCGCCCGCTTCAGCAAGCCCCTTGAGATACATGGGACGGCATGGCGCGAGCAAGTCAAGCACCGCCTGATTGACGGCTACGGCGTCGAGGATATCGCGATCTGGCTGGGCTGCCACGTCAGCCATGTGCAGGACGAAGTGGCAAGGCTCCGGCGGCGTGGCGACCTCGCAAGGTGGTGGGGGCGCGAATGAAGGGAAAGCCCCGCAACACAGGCCGCACCGTTTCCGACGCCGAGTTTCGGCGCATGTGGGAAGACATGTCCATTTCGCAGAACGAGATCGGGCGCAGGCTTGGCATATCCAGCGAGGCCGTGCGGTTCCGAGCCGCGTCCAGGAAGCTGCCACCGCGCCCCAGGGCGAGGCCCTTCGCCCGCACCGTAGATTATCAGCGCGTCGTGCGACTCTACAAGGCGGGCCTGTCACAGTCGGCTGTTGCGGCAGTTGTCGGCATCCCAATCACCAGCATCAAGGCCGCGCTCGTTGAGGCTGGCGTTGAGATTCGCGGCAGACACCCAGGTGCGTCACTGTCGGTTAAGGACGCCATGGCGCGCGTCATGGCGATGGAAGCGCGGGAAACCGAGGCTGCGCTGCGCCTGTCCGACATGGTGGACTACCACATGGGTAACAAGCGGAGGGCAGCGTGAAGCACCTGCGCAAGCCCACCATCCCCATAGCCCCTTGGGAGATACCCGACGCAAGCGGGGACGAGTGGGACTACACGCCAGAGGAACGCCAAATGGAGCAGGAATGGCACCGGGCAGAAATCGAAAGGGCGGCGGCTAAGCCGTCCCCAGAGAGTGCGCCAAACCCTGTGGAAAGCCGGGTTTTGCACAGGAAATCCCAGAACCAATCCACACCATCATCTGCTTTAATTGGACGTGTGTTCATGGGCCGACTGAACGTTTCGGACCTGGATTACATGGCCAAGGCGATCCTGCAAATGGCCGACGAGAACCACGAATTGCGCGAGCGGGTGCGGAAGCTGGAAGAAAGGCTGGGGAATTGAGCCACGCAGCAACTAATTGGGCGATACGTCAGAAGGGGCTTAAGCCCGCGACGAAGATCGTCCTTTGGCACCTTTGCGACCGGCACAACCCGGACACGGGCTGCTTCCCGAAGCAAGAGACGCTGGCAGCCGACTGCGAAATGTCTCGCTCCACCCTCAACCTGCACCTCGCCAAGCTGGAAGAACTTGGGCTGATCCGGCGCGATGCCGGGCGGGAACATGGGTCAATGAAGCACCGCCCGACGCGGTATTGGCTGGCATTTGAAGACGGTGAAACCGTGTCCGAAAAGCGGACAAAAACCGTGTCCGAAAATAGGACATTCACCCCAAAAACCGTGTCCGAAAAACACGCAAAACCGTGTCCGAATTTCGACGAAAACCGTGTCCTAAATTCGGACACTAACTCTGTAAGGGAACCAGTAAGGGAACCAGTAAGTAAGGGTCGCGACGTTGCGCAGGCGCTTGAGGCATGGGCATTACCCGCATCCGTCGCCAGCTTTCTGGCCTATCGCCGCAAGAGCAAGGGCGGGGCAATGACCCTGACCGGGGCAAAGCGGCTGGCAACCCACCTCAAAGCCATTTTCGACGCCGGGGGTGACACCGACGACGCGCTGGCCATGGCCGAAGAGCGCGGGTGGCGAACGGTGGAACCGGATTGGTATTGGCGGGAAAGGAACAAATCGAATGGCAACGGAAGTCGCGGCGCAAACCGAATACCCCAAGGCGGCAAACGGCCTGACCCTGCCCTTGAGCAGATCGCTCGCCTCGCCGGACTTGGCCAAGCACCGGGCGATGGTCGCGGTGGAACTGGAGGTTCTGGCGAAGAAGCTGGACCGCTTTGGATGGGAGCGCGACCGCAATAGCCCGGCACATGACAGGCTGATCATCGACTGGATGGATGCGTTGCAGGACTACCCGCTGGACGAAATTCGCGCCGCCTGCCGCGAGGCGGTCATGGCCCGGCCCAACGCCATGCCAAACGAGGGCCACATCGTATCGAAGATCATGGAGGCGCGGGCCGCCTTCGTTCGCCTGAACCCACCGACCACTGCGCCAGAGCCGCGCCAAGAGCGCATGTCAGCCGAGCGGGCGGCGGAAATCATGGCTGAGGCTGGCTTTCGGCCCAAGGCGTTCGGGGGCACGGAATGACCGAGGCCCAATACCGCATCAACCTCATGGCCCGCTTCCCCCACCTCACCAGCATGGAAGCCATGGCCCGCCACGAAAGCGCCGTCGCCAAGCGCAGCTGGGAGCGCTGCACCGCCAGCGTCACTCACCACACCGGGCAGATCGCCACTCGCCACCGCAGGCAGGCATGGGCCGCCGTCATCGTCAGCCTCTCGCCCATAACCAGGGAGGGCGCCCGCGAGGCATGGGGCGTCACCAACAGCGCGGCGGACTCCAGGCTCGATAGCCTCGAACTCGGCGGGTTTGCGCAGCGCATATCCGCCCGCCCCATCCGCTGGGCCATCAACACCGAGGGGAGGCAGGGATTGACGCTCATGATCAGGCACTTCGACTGGCGCAGGGCACTCCTGCACGGCGTCACCCTCGCCGCCGAAAACCACCGCGACCACGACACCCCAGAGGCGTGGACCGCCATGTGGGAATTGCTCCGTGAGGCAGCCGCCGTCTCCCGGTCGTGGGACGCCCCGCCGCGATCAGGTTTCCCGGATCGTGGTTCATGGCCGGAGACGCCCGACGAGATCACTACGTGGCAGCGGCAGATGGCATATCTGCAGGGCACCCTCGATGAGGCCCCCCAGGAAGAGCCCGAGCCTCCCGTGCCGTCCGCCGCCGAGGTGACGCGCGCCGAGGCTGTCCTGAGCCTCTGGCATGACAGCGCGCTGATCGTCGGCGGACAACCCCACCGGCACAAGCGCGCCGTATGGCGCCTGGCCGAAGGCGCGTTTCTCGGCTCCGTCACCCGCATGACCGGTCTGCACCGATCCGAAGTGCTGGCCCTGCGGAAAAGAGCCGCAACCGACATGCTGCGCGCCGCTGGGGTCGAAAAATAATTCTGCGCTGGCCGAATTTTCCTCTTGCAATAGTCCGACTGTCGGACTACATTGAGTGTATCGAAGCTACCACCGCACACGCGAGAGGAACCTGAAATGACCAACGAGCAGATGAAAATGATCGTCCGCAAAGCAATCGAGCTTGCGTCGGCACGGGAGGTTTCGGGCAACAAAACCGATCGTTTCGCGCGCACGCTTGATTTCTGGCCGACCGCCACTTTCGCGGAGCGCGCCTCGACGATGGCGAACCTGCTGGCCCTCGATGCGGGGGCTGACGTGTCCGACAGGGCGACCTGCGCCGTCAACGCCGAGCGCGCTGCGCTGCGGGAGCGTCAGGTCTGGGGTGTCGACAACGAGTTCTACGACGGGTCCGCATTCGCTGCCCGTCTCGCCGCGGCACTTGGCGATCACTGACACCGAGAGGGCCGGGCCATGACCATTCACGAGTTTGCGAACGAGGCAGAGGCGGCAGAGGCGGGGTATCTGGTCCGCCTCCCCCGCCCCGAGGAATACCGGGGCTGGCTGATCCTGACCGATTGCAAGGGCGGCACGATCCGGGTTTTCGGGCGGGAACGCGCGGGGACATGGGCCGTGCCCGAGACCCCGCAGCCGCTGATCCGCGTCGGCTTGGCGGGCACGATCCGCATGGCCAGGACGATGCCCAGTGGTCGCTACATGAAATTTCGTTGGGTTTGGCTGCCGCACGGCGGACAGCCGCGAGAGGACCTGATCAGCATTGCGAACCGGACCAGCCGGGTCGGGCATCCGATGCCGCTCGGCAGATATGCTCACCGTTCCGAATGGGAACGCGCACGGGCAGAACTGTGCAGGCTGATCGACGTGCGGGTTGACGGACGCGCCAACCTCGACCTGATCGAGGACTGATGGATGCCCCGCAACGGCGAGGAACAGATTTGAACCTTCCTGGACTACGGTTCATCCCCGCCCCAGCGAGGAACGGGCCGACAGAACGCCAGAATCCAATCGGAGTCAACATGGACGAGAGCCGGAACCCCTACAACCGCTGGTATCGCCGGATCAGGACCAGCCACGCCATGAGCCAGGCCGAGGTCGTGGAATGCTGCCGCATCGGGGGGCTGGCGGTCAGCCGGTCCATGGTTGATGCATGGGGACGGCGCGCCGGGACCGAAAGCCGCCGAGCGGCGGCGATGACCGAGGAACAGTTCGAATCTTTCACCGCCGGGCTGGTCGACTGGATCAGGGAGGCCCGCGATGACCCCGCTGGATGATACCCGCCCATTTGCCGATGTGCTGCGCGATTTCCTCGGGCGGCACCATCTGCGCCAGACACCCGAGACTGCGGCGCTGTTCGGGGCAGGCCGGTCCACGCTGACCGACTGGCTGGCTGGCCGCGAGGTGCCGCGCGGCGAGCGGTCCCACCGGGCGCTGATGCTGCTGATCGACGAGGGGCGCGCCTGACTGATAGGCCGTTGACACCGGCTCGCAAACCTGCCATTTTCACGCTCGGATAAGTACGCCCGCCAGGATCACCCTGCGCGGGCGTTTCGCATTCCCCCACCATCACAGGCGGCGCACCATGGGCACATGTTCCTTCTCAGTGGGCAGGTATGGCCGCATTCGCGGCGCAGGCGCTTCAACCGTCATCTCGTCCAGCGTCCGCACATCGGGAAGCCACGCCACCACCACCAGCGCGTCCACCCTCTCTGACGGCAGCAACGTCACGCTCGCATCGGGTGAGGTGCTGCAAGTCCACGCCGACGAGGCCATGCGTATCCGCTTCGGGGGCGTCGCGGCCACAACCAACACCGGCCACTACATCCCGGCAGGCGGACAGGTGGAGTTCGAGTGCAACGATCCGGGGACAATCTCAATCATCGACGTGGCGTGACGTGACTGAATTTCCCGCCTATAAAACGGTTTCAGTCGCAAAGCTGATTCCATACGCCCGCAACAGCCGGACGCATAGCGATGCGCAGGTTGCCAAGATCGCCGCCAGCATTCGTGAGTTCGGGTTTCTCAACCCGGTGATTGTGGACGGCGAAAGCGGCATCATTGCGGGGCATGGTCGCGTGATGGCGGCGCAGAAGCTGGGGCTGGCATCGCTGCCGGTGATCGAGGCGGCGCACCTTACCGAGGCGCAGAAGCGGGCTTACGTAATTGCAGACAACCGGCTGGCGCTTGACGCTGGCTGGGATAACGAAATGCTCAAGGTCGAGTTGTCTGACCTGCAAGCGGATGGCTTCAACCTGGAACTGACCGGCTTTAGCCTAGATGAGATTGCGGCGTTTCTGGTTGACCCCACCGAGGGGCTGACCGATCCCGACGCGGTTCCTGACGTTCCAGAGGTGCCGGTGTCTGTGCTTGGCGATATCTGGGTTCTGGGCAAGCACAGGATTGCCTGCGGATCATCGACGGACGCGCATACGGTCGAGGCTGTGCTGGCGGGCGTGAAGCCGCACCTGATGGTGACGGACCCGCCCTATGGCGTCGAGTACGATCCAGCCTGGCGCAATCAAGTCGGCGCGGCAAAGACGAAGCGCGTGGGCAAGGTGCTGAACGACCACCGCGCGGACTGGCGGGAAGCCTGGGCGCTCTTCCCCGGCGATGTGGCGTATGTCTGGCATGGCGCCCTGCATGCGACCACTGTCGCCGAGAGCTTGATCGCCTGCGGCTTCGCGATCCGCAGCCAGATCATCTGGGCCAAGGAACGGCTGGTGCTCTCCCGCGGGGACTACCACTGGCAGCACGAGCCCTGCTGGTATGCCGTCCGGGAGAAGGCGACCGGCCACTGGTCGGGGGACCGCAAGCAGACGACGCTCTGGAACATCCCGAGCCGGGACCAGGATGCGGCTACCGTGCACGGCACGCAGAAGCCCGTCGAATGCATGCGCCGCCCGATGCTGAACAACTCGAGCCCCGGCCAGGCAGTCTACGAGCCCTTCTCCGGATCAGGTTCGTCGATCATCGCCGCCGAGACCTGCGGGCGGCACTGCCATGCCGTGGAACTGGACGCGGCCTATGTCGACGTCGCCGTCGAGCGCTGGCAGGCCTTCACCGGCCAGACCGCAACGCTGGAAGGCGATGGCCGCACATTTGCCGAACTGACCCCGGAGCGGATCAATGCGCGCGCAGCATGAGCCAACGTCGGAACTGCGCCACCTCGTGCAGCTTCACGCCACTATCGGCACGCGGCAGGACGATATCGCTGCGGTGCTAGGGATTGACCCGAAGACCTTGCGCCTGCACTACCGCGAAGAACTGGACCTTGCCTCGGCGAAAGCTAACGCGGTGATCGGCGGCGCGCTGTTCAACAAGGCCAAGGGCGGCGACACGACGGCCATGATCTTCTGGATGAAGACGCGGGCGGGCTGGAAGGAAACACACGCGGTCGAACATGGCGGCGAAGGCGGCGGGCCGCTGATCATTCAATGGCGCGATGCCGGTAGTTGAAATTCCCTACACGCCCCGCGACCAGATGCGGGCGTATCATCGCCGCACTGAACGCTGGGCCTGCATCGTCGCGCACCGCCGCTATGGCAAAACCGTGGGCGTGGTCAACGATCTGATCCGCACGGCGATGACCTCGAACAAGCCGGACACGCGCTGCGCCTACATCGCGCCGTTCTACAGCCAGGCAAAGGCCATCGCCTGGGATTACGCCAAGTTCTACAGCGCGCCCATTCCGGGCATCAGGGTCAACGAGAGCGAGCTGCGGATCGACTACCCCAACGGGTCGCGGCTTCGCCTGTTCGGGGCGGACAACTACGACGCCATGCGCGGGCTGTATTTCGACGACGCGGCGCTGGATGAGCCTGCGGATTTCCCGCCGAACGCCTGGCCGATGGTAATCCGCCCCGCGCTGGCTGACAGACAGGGTCGGGCGACCTTCATGGGGACGCCAAAGGGCAAGAACGAGTTCTGGGATATCCACGAGTTTGCCGCCACCAGTCCGGAATGGTTTTCCATGGTGCTGCGGGCCAGCGACACAGGCATCCTGCCTCAAGCGGAATTGGACGAGGCCCGCCGGGCGATGGGCGATGATCGATACGAGCAGGAGTTCGAGTGCAGCTTCGAAGCTGCCATTCTCGGGGCCTACTACGGCAAGGAGATGCGGGCCGCGACCGAGGCCAACAGGATCACAGCCGTCCCATACGAGCCGTCCCTGCCGGTTTACACTGCCTGGGACCTGGGGATCGGGGATACCACGTCGATCTGGTTTGCGCAGTTCCACGGCGCCCAGAAACGGATCATCGACTACTACGAGGCCAGCGGGGTTGGGCTAGATCACTACGTCAGCGTCCTAAAGGACAGGCCTTACATCTATGGCCCCCACATCCTGCCGCATGACGCGCGGGTGCGGGAGCTGGGCACCGGCAAGACGCGGGTGGAAACGCTCACGGCTTTGGGTCTGAAGGATATCACCATCGCGGACAGCATTCCCCTGGATGATGGCATCCAGGCGGTTCGCAGCTTTCTGCCCGCGACATGGTTTGACGCAGCCAACTGCGCAAAAGGGGTTGAGGCATTGCGGCAATACCAGCGCGAGTGGAATGAAAAGGCCAAGGCGTTCAAGCCGCGCCCGATGCATTCATGGGCGAGCCATGGCGCTGATGCGTTCCGGTATCTGGTGATCGGCTACCGCCCACAGGCGGCCAAACCCGCGCCTCGCAAGCGCTCAAGTGCATGGGCGGCGTGATGGACTTCGAATCGCTAAAATCCCAGGTCACAGCCGATTGGAACGCCCTGTCCAAGTGGCGCGAGGAAGCCGAGAAGGAATACGCCTTCAAGGACGGCCACCAGTGGACCGAGGAGGAAAAAGCGGCGCTGGCGGAAAACCAGCGGGTGCCGGTGGTGTTCAACCGGGTGCAGGTCATCATCGCGTCGGTATCGGGGTCGGAGATCAACAATCGCACCGAGGTCCGGTTCATCCCGCGCGAGATCGGCGACGCCAAGCCGAACGAAATCCTCACCGCCGGAGCCGAGTGGTTTCGCGACGAAAGCAACGCGGAAGACGAGGAAACGCAGGCTTTCGAGGACATGCTGGTGGCGGGTCTGGGCTGGACCGAGACGCTGCTGGACTACATGGCCGACCCGGAGGGCGCTCCTCGCGTCGTGCGGCTCGATCCGCTCGAAATGTGCTGGGACTGCCATGCCCACCGGAAGGGCCTGCAGGACGCCAGCCGGGTTGCGCGGGTGCGGCAAATTCCGCTGGACGAAGCGCAGGACATGTTCCCCGGCAGGGACGCGAGCGAGATCAACGCCGACTGGATCAGCAAGACCAAGGATGAAGGCGAAAGCCATGAGGCCCTGATCGGGGATCAGTATAAATCGGGCCGCAAGGGGGACGGGCAGGCCAACGACGGCACGGTGACGGTTGTCCAGGTGCAGTGGCGCGAAAAGGTCAAGTCGGTCGAATACGTCGATCCGCAGGACGGCGGGCGGAAGGAGATGCCCAAGTCGGACTGGGACAAGTTGGCGAAAGTCATGCCGCTGGACACGGTCATTCCGAACCGCCCCGTGACGAAATACGTCTGGAAACAGGCGTTTCTGGGCCGCGACGGCATTCTGCTGGAAAACCAGCCCTGCAGGGACGGCTGCACCTTCAAGGCCATGACGGGGAACTATGACCGCAAGGAAAAGCGGTTCTACGGGCTTCTCAGGGTCATGATGGACCCGCAGAAATACGCGAACAAATGGCTGAGCCAGACGCTGCACATCATCAACGCCAACGCCAAGGGCGGGGTGATGTACGAAGAAGGCGCGGTTCTGGACGCAAACGCCTTTGAGGAGGGCTGGGCGGCGGCTGACAGCGCCGTTGCGGTGGCAAACGGGGCTTTGACAGCGGGCCGCATCCAACCCAAGCCGCAGGTGCAGATGCCAGCGGCCCTGATGCAGTTGACGCAGTTCGCCATCAGCACGATCCGCGACACATCTGGCGTCTCGCTTGAGTTGATGGGCATGGCTGATCGGCAACAGGCCGGGGTTCTGGAATACCAGCGCAGGCAGGCCAGCATGACGACGCTCGCCACCTATTTCGACAGCCTGCGGTTCTACCGCAAAACGCAGGGCGAGGTGATCCTGTCGTTCCTGCGGGACCACATCGCGCCCACGGGCAGGCTGGTGCGGATCGTCCGCGAGGGGCTGGCGCAATACGTGTCGCTGGCGACCGAAACCGGAACCCGCAAATACGACGTGATCGTTGATGACAGTCCCGCCGCGCCGAACGAGAAAGAGCGGGCCTGGGCGGTGATCGAGAAGATGATGCCTGTCCTGCAGCAGGGCGGACTTGGGCTGGAAGATTGGGCCGATGTGCTGGAATACAGCCCGTTGCCGTCCAGTTTCGCCGAAAAGGTCCGCGCCAAGGCAGCGGAGCAGAAGAAAAACCAAGGCCAGGACCCGATGCAGGCGCTGCAAATGCAGGCCGCGCAGGCGGACGTGCAGAAAACGCAGTCCGAGGCGGAGGAAAACCAGAGCCAGACGGTCCTGAACCAAGTGAAAGCGCAGCGGGAAGCCGCAACGCCCATCCAACCTCCGGCACTGCCCGGAATGGCCCAACCGCGCCCGGCCAGCGCCCCGTAACCCGCACGAAACGAGGGAAATATGAGCGAAGTCCTGACTGCCGACGAAAGCGCCGCGATGGAGGCAATGAAGGCCGATACCGGGCCGGAAGTTGCGCCCGCCGAAGCGGTCGATGTGCCGGAAAACCCGGCTGAGACGCCCGCGCCGGTCGCGGAAACCCCGGCCCCGGAAGCCGACAAGCCCCCGCCGGGCATGGTTCCGCAGGGCGCGCTGCACCAGGAGCGCGAACGCCGGAAGGAGACGGAACGGCAGTTCCAGGAGTTGCAGCGGCAGTTCGCCGAAATCCAGGCCAAGCTGAACCCGCCGCCCGAAATCGTGGTCCCCGACCCGGTCTTGCAGCCCGAGGCGTTCAAGCAGTTCCAGATCGACCAGATCAAGCAGCGCGCCGCCGAAAAGGCCGAAGCCGACCGGCAGGCGCAGGAGCGCGCGCAAGAGCAGCAGATCATGGCCCGCGTCAATCAGGACGTGCAGCAGTTCAGGGCCGCGACCCCCGACTACGATCAGGCATTCCAACACGCCGTGAAAGTGCGGCGCGAGGAACTGGCGTTCTACGGCAATTCGCCGGAGCAGATCGACCAGCAGATCGAAACGGACGTCCGGGCCATCGTCCAGCAGGCGTACAGCCAGGGCAAGAACCCCGGCGAGCTGTTCTATGGCTATGCCAAGATGCGCGGCTATTCCCCGGCGCAGGCGGCCCGTGATCCGGTTCCGGCACAGGCCGCGGCGCAGGTCAACGCCTTGGCCGAGGCGCAGCGCCAGACGCAGAGCATGGCCACGGCTGGCGGCCCGTCCAGTGACGGCGGCGTTACCATCGAAACCTTGGCGAAGATGAGCGAGGCCCAGCTGGCGAAGATGCCCAAGGCCGAACGCGACGCCATGATGCAGAAAGTCATGGGCGGCTAAAATGGGAAATCCGCTCAACATAATGAACGGGCCGCGACACGCAATGGCCGCATGGAAGGAACGCCAAGAGTGCCGCCCCGTGCAGGGGCCGCCAACCGAAATTCAGATGCTCCGCGATGAAGTCGGCGACCTTAAGAGGCGTTTAAGTGACGACGAAATGGCAGCGGCACTGTCCAGATTGGACCCCGCCGCAGCGATTTTTAGCCCATCGCGGGCGATCAGGGTCCGCAGGGCACCATAGCCCCGCTTCGTCCGCGCAGACGTAAAACGCGCCCCGCTCGGCTCCGGCGTCACGGTGAGCTTCATCTGACATCAACCCCCAAAAGGAGCCATCATGGCACAGACGACTTTTGGCGTCGGGCATCCCCTCGCGGTATCCGTCTGGTCGAAAGACCTCGCGGCTGAGGCGATCCGGCGCACGTTCATCGGCAAGTTCATCGGTTCGACCGAGGACTCGCTCATCATGGAAAAGGTGGACCTGAAAAAGTCCGCCGGGGACAACATCACCTGCGGGCTGAACGTCCAGATGCAGGGCGATGGTGTCCAGGGTGACGCCACGCTGGAAGGCAACGAGGAAGCCCTCCAGTTCTACGACGACAACATGCGCATCGACCAGCTGCGCCACGCGACCCGCGTCAAGGGCCGCATGACGGAACAGCGGGTTCCCTACAACCTGCGCCGGGTGTCCCGCGACCGCCTCGCCGACTGGTGGGCGCGCCGCATGGACGTGTCGTTCTTCAACCAGATTTGCGGCAACACCGCAGTCTCGGACACGAAGTTCACCGGCAACAACGCCGTCATCGCGCCGTCGACCAACCGGATCATCCGGGCGGGGAACCAGTCCACCGACCAGGCCCTGACGTCCTCGGACAAGTTCGACCTGACCTACATCGACGTTGCCCGCAACTACGCGGAAACGGCGTCCATCGAGGCCAGCACCGGGCCGATGATCCGCCCGATCAGTCAGGACGGGAACGACTACTACGTCATGTTCCTGCACGACGATCAGGTCTACGACCTGCGCACCAACACCAGCGCGGGCCAGTGGCAGGATATCCAGAAAGCGACCCTGATGGGCGGTGACGTGAAGGACAACCCGATCTTCTCGGGCGCTCTGGGCATCTACAACGGGGTCATCCTGCACAAGGCTGCCCGCGTGACCAACGGCGTCCATTCGACGGCGGGCACGGCGGTTGCCAACACCCGCCGGGCAGTTCTCTGCGGGG